CTAAATACCCCTTTAAACCGCAAGCGGGTAAAGTAATGTTTTTTCCTAGTTGGTTACAGCACCAAGTCTATCCTTTTCGTGGTAAAGGTATTAGACGAAGTATATCATTTAATGTAACACCTAAATATTAATGAGTGTAGAGTTTTGGCAATGGTGGATTTTAATTATGGTAACAATAAACACTTGCATAAATACAGTAGTATTTTTTGTAGGTAGAAAGTTTAAGAAAAATAAAAAATGAGTAACACAAAAGAATTTTTAGGAGAAGCAATAACTTTAATTGGTGGACAACGCCAAAAAGATTATGGGGATAAGACAGATAACCATCAAAATATAGCCAATCTTTGGTCAGCATATACTGGACATACTATAACTGCTGAAAATGTAGCTATTATGATGTGCTTATTAAAAATTGCTAGAACTAAATTAGGTGCTACAAGTAAAGATACATACATTGATATGGCGGCATATGGTGCTATAGCAGGTGAAATACATTTTAAGGAAAAGAAATGAAAATAGTTAGGATAAGAAAATTAGATGATATTGCTGATAATGATTGGGAAATAACTTTAGAAAATGAAGGTAAGATATACCATAACCACAAGCATTTTTTTGAGATAGTAGAAAGAGGAATAGCTAATGAGCCACCTAAAACAATGGAAAAGCCTAAAGATGTACAAACAAATGAGGCAATATTTTTTCCTACTGAGGAAGAACAATTTGAAGAAATAAGAAAAAAAGAAAAAGAACAAGTAGCTGAATTTAGAAAGGATGTAAAAGAATTAAGCTATTACCAATTTAATAAGAAATATGTTAACAAGGGAGATACCAAGAAATGATATATGGACAAAAACTCAAGTACTCTTGCTAGCTTTGAATTAAAATTAACTACTGAAGGATTGATAGTTCTAGAAAAAAAAATAGCCCCTGCAAACGAATTTACAGAGGCTATGGATAAGTGGAACCCATCTTATGAAAATACTCCTGCCATAGAATCTATGATAAAGTATTCTGATGAAGTCTTTACTGTTATGTTAAGTGATATACAGAAAATGACTTACTAGTTTACACCAAAAATTTTATAAAAAAATTAGTTGGATAATGGGTTGTTTCCTTTTAGTTTTATTTCTTCTATAAGTATATTTTGTAACTCATTTTCTTTTAGTGCAATAGCAACATTCTTTTCTACTTCAGATATCATATCTTTTATTTCTTTAATATCTTTCTTAAGACCGTTTATGTTAGGTATGTTTATACCTGCTATAGATTGTTTTACACTAGATATTTGTTCGTAAACTTCAGTTAAATCTGTTCCTTCTGGTATATCAAGCATTGCTATTTCTTCTCTTACTTTAGCAATTTGTGAGAATACAGAAGTTAAATCTACTGGTTGTATTTTTTCTTCTACTTTTGCTATTCTATCTATTAAATCTACTTTATATTCATTAGCATATAGTAAAGCACTATCTACTTTTGCATTTAATTCTTTATCTTTCTCTTTTAGTGGGCTTAAATTAACTGCGGGTGTAGATTCTATTGCATCTAATCGTGAATTAAACTGGCCCCAAGTGTAAAAACCCCCACCTATTGCTCCAATAACGCCTAATAATGCGGCGTATGTACTTAGTTTATCCATTATTTTCATCGTCTTAGTGCCTCCAATTCAGCTAATAGTTTGTTTTTAACTGTTGTTATATTAATTAATTTAACTCTATTAATTTCAATAGGGTCATCTTCTTTGTAGGCATTTAAATTAGCACCTACATAAATATCTCCAGTATAAGGAGATAAATCAATTTGTAGAAATAAACCCATATTTGTATTTTCATACACTTCTTTTGCTGTATAAAACGCTACTTGTTTATACGCATCAAGGTCATTTCCTTTAAAAAATAAATCTTCTTTTGTTAAGTTTTGAGTGTTTTCTTTTGTTACTTGTGCTATTTGTTTTGCTATAGCTTTTAAATTCTTTTTTAGTTTACTTTCTACCTTTGCAACATCTGTAATAACCCCGTCTTTGGTGTCCACTTTTTCTCCGTCTTCCGGTTGTACACTGTTTTCTTTTCCACTATCTTCTGGCTGTACTTCGGATTCCTCAGTGCTTTCGCTACTGGGTTCGTCTTTTTCTGATTCTTGTTGTGGCTCGTCTTTAGGTTCATTTTTTGCTACCTCTGTTGGCTTTTCCTCAACTGGTTCTGATTCAGATGCAGTAGGCTCTTCCATCGTTTCTTTTTCATCTTCAATAACCTCTGGTACGCTTTCTTCGTTTGTTGCGATTTCTTCCATCGGTTCCTCAAACTCTTCAAAAGATTCCTCAGTAAGTTCGTCATTGAACTCCTCCTCAGTTATCTCTTCAAAAAACTCTTCGGCTGTTATACCCTCATCCTCAAGAAATTCCATGAACTCTTCTTCCATGCCTGTTTCTTCTAAGAAATCTGTAAAGTCTTCTTCAAATTCTTCTGTAAATACTTCCTCCATCATCATTGGTGGTGGTTCCATTACATACTCATCTTCAAAAAATACCTCTTCTATTGAAGGCATTTCTTCAAAATCCATTTCTGGTAACTCTTCAAAGTCTTCAAACATAGGTGGTTGTTCAAAGGCTGTCATATCAAACTCTTCCATTTCAAATTCTTCAAAGTACATATCTTCTTCCATAGTGTACTCGTCTTCAAAATAGAAATCATCTTCTATTACATAGTCATCTTCCCAAGTATACTCTTCTTCTTCAAATGTATACTCTTCTTCAAATATTATTTCATCGCTATACCAATCAAAATCTTCTGGTATATCTTGTATAATATCTACTATATCTGTATCAATATCATCTATAATACCTTGTGTATCTGCATCAATAGGAGGTATGTAAGTATAAGTAACATTTAGTTGAACATTATCTACATCTGGCCCACGATGGGAGTTATCATAAGCTGTGCCTGCTGTTTCATTAAATAACTCTGCTCTAATTGTAATATCTGTCTGTGTATTTGAACCTTGCGTATAGACATTTGTATAATTTGTAAATGTACCAACACCTGTAGTGCTGTCAGTTATTTCTCTAACTTGTGTAGATACTGAACCATCGGCTCCTGTAACAGTTTGTTTAAGAGTAAGTGTGTTTTCTATATTGTTCCAAAACCATACGTCTGCTCCCATGGTTGAGGTAAAACCTTGATTAACTTCTGATTGTGTTAAATGGCCATCACCAACTAAATCTACATCTTGATATACATTATCTTCTTCGTGTCCTTCAAATGCTAATACACCACCAGTATCATCCATGCCTGTTTGATATGGAAATCCATTCCAAGCACCATGAGTATGAATACCCTCATCACCACTTGTTGACCAACCAGTTGTAGTTGTAGTGTCACCTGTTCCAAAAGTAGAGTTAGTTAATATATTCCCAGTGTCTACTTCAACACCAAAAGCTTTATTCCATGCAAATAAAAACCCACATGTAATTAGTATGGGTAGTATGTATTTCATTCGCCGTGTACGTTAATTATTCTCTTTTCTTCTGTTCCTAAATCAGTTTCAACAATTATGTTATCTACCTCTTCTTGTTTCTTTAGTGTTTCTAACTTAGCTTTCTCTTCTGCTATCTTTCTAGCTAAAGCTTCTTGTTCTAATCTTAATCTTTCTGCTTCTTCTTGTCTTGCTATCTCCGCTAATTCCTCATCAATCTTAGAACGATTGTCTAGTTTTGACACATAAGAATCATAGTCTGGTCTCTCAATATCATACTTATTCCACTGTTCTAATGCCTCTTTTCCTATCTTTCCTTCAAAAGGACAAGGAGTGCCTGCGTGAGCCATTGCGGAAAAAACTCGCTCATCTTGACACAAAATTGACACAGCCGCTACCTTCATTCCATAGTCAAAAAGTACCTTACTTAATTTTATACGCTCACAGTTCAAATCCCGGACATGCTTGCCACCAGATATGCCAAGACCCAAAGTAGACACGGAACCGCTAATACCAGTGCTACATACATCTTGAGACATTGCAGAAAATGACGGGGCGTTAGCTGAATTAACGGGTACATCTGACCCATTGGTAGTAGATGAAGTTGTACTTGTTGTTGTGTTTGTCTGTCCACCGGAATACGAATTTG